AGTACAGCAGGCGGGCATGAGCTTATGAAAGCTGATGCCACAAATATTGATGGGAATGTTCCAATAGGAAACATTTCCGGAACAATATCAGCTAGCGCATTGGATGATGGGTCTAGCATAGACGGCGGAACATATTAATTAGGAGACAAAAATGCCAACACAAGTACAATTAAGAAGAGGAACTACTACACAAAATAATTCCTTTACTGGTGCGGTAGGTGAACTTTCCGTAGACACTACGCTAGATACAGTCCGAGTACATGATGGTTCAACAGCAGGCGGACATAGACTTGCCAAATATTCAGACATAAGTGCTGGAGATATTACGGCGGTTGTAGCAGGCACAGGACTATCAGGAGGAGCAACTAGCGGAAGTGCTACAGTATCACTTTCCCACTTAGGCTTAGAAAGCCTTTCAGACCCGAATGATGACAGAATTTTATTCTGGGATGATTCAGCAGGCGCTTCAGCGTTTTTAGATATAGGTTCAGGCCTAGCAATATCTGGAACGACATTAGCAGCGTCAACACAAACGAGCTTAGCAGATGCAGATGCAGATACTAAGATTCAACTAGAAGAAAGCAGCGACGAAGATACAATTAGATTCGACGCAGCAGGAACAGAAGTTATGAAGGTAACTTCAACAGGACTATTCCCAAGCGCAGATGATACATTTGCACTAGGGGCAGCTAACTTACAATGGAGTGATGTTTATGTAGGTCCTGGTTCACTATATGTTAATGGACAAAAAGTATTAGAAGATTCCTCAGGTTCAATTGTTGTATCTGCGGACTCTAACCAAAATGTTAGTGTACAAACATCAGGCTCAGGTAATGTCGAATTAGACGCTACAGGAACTGGTCTTGTTGCAGTTAAAAGCACATTACAAATTGAGGACGGTAGTAATATTACTAACTCAGCAGGTAATGGACTTACATTTGGTTCAGGTCTAATATCAGATTCACTTACATCAAGATCTACAAATACTAATTTAGTATTAGCTGGTAACGGCTCAGGGATTGTACAAGTAAGTGATGCCTTAACAGTAACAGGAAACCTTACAGTACAAGGAACAACCTCAACAGTAGAATCTACAACTTTAACAGTTGCAGATAAAAACATCACCGTAGCTCAAGGTGCAGCGGACGCAGCAGCAGCCAACGGAGCAGGACTTACAGTAGATGGAGCGTCAGCAACATTAACTTATACTTCTGCAGATGATAGATGGAACTTTAACAAATCCTTAAACGCTACCTTAATTGGTAATGTTACAGGTAATGTTACAGGTAATGTTAGTGGAAGTTCTGGTTCAACAACAGGTAACGCAGCAACTGCTACAACAGCAGCGGCTTTAACTACAGCAAGGACTCTATCATTTACAGGTGATGTAACTGGTACAGGAGACTTTGACGGATCAGGTAACTTAGCAACAGCATTAACTATTGCAGCTAATAGTGTTGCTCTAGGTACAGATACAACAGGGAATTATATGGCGCAAGTAAGTGGAGGAGATGGTATTACTATTTCTCACTCACAGGGAGAGGGCTCAACAGCTACAATCACTGGTACAGCAATATATGATTCAAGTGGAACAAAATTAAATTAAGGTAGACGCAGATGGCTTTAGCAAGTAGAATAGATTTACAGGATTATTGTCTAAGAAGACTTGGACACCCTGTAATTGAAATTAATGTTGACGACGCACAACTCTCAGATCGTTTAGACGATTCTTTGCAGTTTTTTCAAGAGTATCATTTCGATGGAGTCGAAAGGACTTATGTCAAACATGAAGTTACAGGGTCTAAGCTAAAGTTAACTGCTAACCTTGGTGGTAATTTTACTAAGGGAGACATCTTAACAGGTGGAACTTCCGGTGCAATTGCAGAATTTTATCAAACAGATTCTACAGCACAATTTTTAGAATTTGAACAAGTTAGATCAGGAACTTTTGTAGCATCTGAAACCGTAACAGGTAGTATATCAGGAGCCACAGCAACAATAAGCGCTACGGATTTTTATACTAAAGGAGATATTGAAAACGGATATTTTCCAGTAAGTAACAATATCATAGGTATAACCCGGGTCTTTAATTTTGGTGGAGCAGCCACAAACAATACAAAAGATGGACAACTGTTTGATTTAATGTATCAGTTTAGAATGAATGATCTATATAATTTAATGGGAGCAGACATGATATATTATTCAGTCGTGCAAACTCATTTATCAACATTAGAACAACTGTTAGTAGGACAACGACAAATTCGTTGGAATAGAAAAACAGATAGACTTTATGTAGATACAGATTGGGATAAGACATATAATATAGGCGACTTTATAGTAGCTGAGGCTTATGCTATCTTAGATCCTAATACATATACAGAGGTTTATGACGATATGTTCTTAAAGAAATATACAACAGCATTATTTAAAAAACAATGGGGCGATAATCTGAAGAAATTTGCAGGTATTCAAATGCCAGGTGGTGTGACTTTAAACGGAGAAACCATTTACAACGAGGCAGTACAAGAGATACAAGCAATTGAACAGGAGATGCAACTTAAATACGAATTACCTCCTCAATTTATGATAGGTTAACACATGGCCACAAATTTTTATTTCCAAAATGGCGGTGGTATAGGACAAACAGGTGAACAGCGCCTAATAGAAGATCTTATTATCGAAAGTCTTAAAATATACGGACACGATACTTACTACTTGCCTAGAACAATAGTAAACAAAGATGATATCTTTGACGAAGATGCTTTGTCCAGATTTACACAGGCATATCCTTTAGAAATGTACTTAGAAAATGTACAAGGGTTTGAAGGACAGGGAGATATATTCACAAGATTTGGTATGGAAGTTCGAGATCAAGCAACTTTCGTATTAGCAAAAAGACGCTGGGAAGACATGGTTACAAGGCAAGGGCCTGATGTATCTAGAAAAGCTAGACCAGTGGAAGGTGACTTAATATATTTTGATAGAACAAAATCCTTATTTGAAATTAAGTATGTAGATTTTCAAAATCCGTTTTATCAAGCAAATCAAATTTATGTATTTAAATTAACTTGTGAACTGTTCGAGTACAGCTCAGAAGATTTAGACACAGGTATTGCAACAATAGATGCGATAGAAACAAAATACTCTCAAGATATGTTAGAGTATCAATTTAAAAAGGAAGATGGCGGTTTGTTCTTAAAAGAAGATAGTGGTAGTTTAATTACAGAGGCATACCAAACATCTGTATCAGAGCCAATTGATAATGCAGACTTTGATAACTTATTAACACTAGAAGGTATACTAGACTTTAGCGAGTCTAATCCGTTTGGTGAGATAGGAGGCTCGTAATGTTTAAAGATAAAACATTTTATCACAGTCATATAAGAAAAGCTATCATAGCTTTTGGAACAATATTCAATGATATAAACATTGAAAGAAAGAATTCAGCAGGTGCAATAGCACAAACATTAAGAGTGCCTTTAGCGTACTCTACAAAACAAAAGTTTTTAACTAGGATTGCCAGAGTACCAGATACAAGTACAAGAGGGGAAGTAGCACTTACTTTACCTAGAATGGGATTTGAAATAAATGGTTTAAACTACGATCCAGGTAGAAAGGTAGCTCCTATAAATAGAACGAGAGTAGTAGGAACGGGAGACGATACTAGTACAGTTAGATCTGTATTTGCTTCTGCTCCATGGAACATGGATTTAGCATTATATATATTTGCGAAGAACCAAAATGATGGATTAAATATAATAGAACAAGTACTTCCTTATTTTAATCCTGACTTTAATGTAACAATAAACGATCTCCCAGAAATGGGAATAAAAAGAGACATAAAAATAACTTTAGATAATGTTAATTATGAAGACGAGTATGAAGGCGAGTTTGCAAACAGAATAAGTGTAATATGGACTTTGAATTTTACAATGAGGCTTAATTTCTACAGCCATGTAGCTAATGTAGATGTTATTAAACAAGCAGTAATAGATGCATATAATGATCCAGAATTATCACTAGATAAAGTAGCACTCTCAAGCGGAAGAGCAAGGGTTAAAGCAACAGTTGATCCTCAATCTGCCACACCAGCCGATGAATATAAGTTCTTGGAGGAATTTGATGAAGCATTCGAAACATAGCGGGTTTGAAGAATTAGATAAGAGCTTTAATACAAAAGAAATAACAAAAGCTTTAGAAACTAATCTTAGAAAAACCGAAGAAGAGAGAAAACTCCCAGCAGTAGACATGTCAGAAGAAGACAAAGACATTCTACATGCCAAACAACAAGAAGAAGACTTACAATACGCTAGGAGTATGCTTAAACAGGCAGAGGCATTTAATGCTGAGGCAATAGAAGGCATATTACACATAGCAAGAAACTCAGACCAACCTAGAGCATACGAAGTAGCAGGTGGATTAATTAAAAATTTACAAGATAATGCTAAAGACATGTTAGATGTACACGAAAGACAAAAAAGAATAACAGATGACGGCACTAAGGGTAAGGGTAATATAAAAACACAGAACAACATGTTCGTAGGTAGTACAAAGGAATTACTACAAGCATTAAAAGGCGAACAAGCCAAGTTAATAGAAGGTGAAGTGGACGATGGCTAGGCCCGAAGTCACTTCATATCATGGCAATCCTAATCTTAAACCATTAGCATATCAGCACGACTTTACTCAACAAGAGATAGCGGAGTATGTTAAATGCCAAAACGATCCTAAATATTTTATAGAAAACTATGTAAAAATTGTTACACTAGATCAAGGATTACAACCATTTAAATTATTCGATTGTCAAAAAGGCAAAGTAGATCTCATTATGAATGAGAGAAAAGTAATTTTAATGGAAGGTAGACAGCAAGGTAAAACAGTAACAGCAGCTGCGTGTATATTACACTATACAATATTCCAAGAAGATAAAACAGTAGCTATCATGGCTAACAAAGCCTCAGCTGCGAGGGAAGTATTAAACAGATATCAAATAATGTATGAGAACTTACCTTTGTGGATGCAACAAGGTGTTAGAGTATGGAATAAGGGTGATGTAGAATTAGAGAACAATAGTAAAGTACTCTCAGCAGCTACAACAGCATCCGCCATTCGTGGTAAATCAGTTAACTGGTTGTACATTGATGAGGCAGCAATCATACCTAACAACATAGCAGACGAGTTTTTTACTTCTGTTTATCCTACAATCTCAGCTGGTGAAACAACAAAGATCCTACTTACATCTACACCACTAGGTTATAATCACTTCTGGAAGTTCTGGAATGAGGCAGAGAAGAAACAAAATGGCTTTGAACACATGTTCATACCTTACTATGAGATACCAGGAAGAGATGAGAAGTGGTTAGAAGAACAAAAAGGACTATTAGGAGAGGTAAAATTCAATCAAGAAGTTCTATGTGAATTCTTAGGTTCAACTAATACTTTAATTAATTCAGCTACAATAGGTAGACTAAGTACAAAGGAACCAGAGTTTCATAATGCGGGACTAGACATTTATGAAGAGCCACAAAAAGGACATTACTATGCAATGGCATGTGATACTGCAAGGGGTATTGGTGGAGATTACTCTGCCTTTATAGTAGTTGACATCACACAAATGCCATACAAAGTAGTAGCAAAGTATAGAGACAATCAAATTGCTCCTATGTTATTTCCTGATGTTATAGGCAAAGTAGGAAGAGACTATA